GCTGTAATGTTATTGACGGCAGGAAAAGGTAATGTCGATATATCTAACGTGGAACAAGTTCGTGCAGCTTTTTCTGGAAATGGTGACAGACCAACTTATCTAAGGCAGCAATTAGAATCTGGTAAATCAGCCTCTAAATTGTTGGGTATAACAACAGAAAATCTTGACCTTCATAAAGAAAGTGGTAAATCTTCTCCGGTAAGTAATAACACCACAAATAACAATTATGTTTCCGAAGAATCTGCAAATACCAACAGAGTTGATGATAGACCGGCCCACAAAAGAAAGTAAAAAATGGCAGACAATAAATTAAATTACCAACAGGCCAGAAGAATCAGAAAATCTAATTTTTCTGATATGGTCCTTGACCAGTTAGCTCGAAAAGACACTGGTATTGTTAGTGCTATTGGCAAAACAATTTCACTAAGAAGTCAAGCTCGAATAAAAGGAATCAAAGAAAAATTTGACCCATTGAACGTCATAAGATTTATGACAGGTGGTTCAAGATTTATTCCAGCATTGTTTGGTAAATTAACTGGTCGTAGTCAAAGAGACATTGACTATTTCACAGGCAGAACTAAAAGTGTTATTGGTGGTTACAACACAGCAGATAAAATTAAAAAACTTCCTGGTGAAGGTGACACAGCAGGAATCAATGAACAATTATCTAAGATATATTCATTCTTAAAAAATAGCCGTGAAGAAGATATTAGATTAAGAGAATTGGAAAAAAATTCTGCGGAAGAAATTGAAAGTGAAAAACAAAGACGCCATAAAGAATTCTTGGCAGCTCTTACTGGAACAAAATTTACAGCACCAGTGCAAGAACAAAAAACTGCTGAACCCGTTAGACAAGAACCATCTGTGATGGATTATATTGCTGAAGCATTCAGTATTGGTCGTGCAGCGTTGCCGGTTTTGGCTAGCATTGCCAGATTCTTCATGTTCAATCCAATTGGTCTTGGTTTGTTGGCTGGTGCAACTCTGCTTACGCTTTTGGAGAACGATAAAAATCCAGAGGCAACAACAAAAAGTATTCTTGGTGCGATGGATCCTGGAGCTGAATCTAGAGCAATTATGGAAGCTGCGGAAAGCACCGATGCAGTTGAACGTAAGAGATTGAATCTTCTTGCTGATAGACCTTCTGAAGATAAAGCATCTTTCCTAACTCCATGGAAAGACAAAGAGATGCAAGATGCATATCTTAAAAAGATTGGTTGGGATGAAAAGAGTGGAACGACCGAAGAGGAACGTAGAAAAGGTTTTTCACGTATTGATTCTGAGGGTAGATTAGTAACACCAGTCAAACCTGCGCCAGAACCAACACCTGCAAAAAATGCAACTGTTCCAAATGAAAGTGCTGCTGAAACTAAACGACTTAATTCGGTTCCAAATACAACACCAACTGCAATGCCGGAACCAGCAGCTGCAGAACCAAAGGCAACTCCAGTTTCTGTAACACCAAAATCATCACCTGTATCCAATTTAACCAATCAAGTTAATTTTGGTAACATTGAGGTTAAAAATCAGGATGTTACACCAACAATGGTCAATAAAACCGTCAACAACGTGACCAAAACTCAACCTAAGAGTGGTTTAAGACCTATTGAGATATCGGTTAGAAATGATGAACCGACATTCATGGGATTGATTGTTGATTCTACTCGGATGATATGAAAAACCCCGCACTAGGCGGGGTAAACTAAAGGCGAAGAAAGGAGCGATTTAGTTTTTAATCGTCAGCCAACTTTGAGAAGTAAGCCATATCATCATCATCTGTTGCTGGTTCCCAAGGTGGGGTATCATCAGCAACTTTCTTAGGTGCAGCCTTAGCTTGTTCAACTGTGGTTCTTGCTCGTGGAGCATCACCATCATCATTCAAACCAAGAACTTTATCCAAACGTGCTTTCAAAGCATCATAAGACTTAAATTCTTTGTCAGCAACCAACTCTGAAAGAGAGTGTTGTGACTTCCAAATCTTTTCAAGTTCTTCATCGTCATCCAACAATGCTGATGGTGACATAAATTCAGACTTATCATAGTTCTGATAACCTGCAACCTTAGTAATCTTCAACTTGAAGTTAGCACCTTTCCAGAAATCAAATGGATTGATTGGTGTTTCATCTTCAAACTGAGGATTCATTGCTTCAGTAATCTTCTCAAAAATCTTAGCACCGAACTTGAACAATTTAACTTGTCCTTCATTCTCTGGATGCTTAGGATCAGATACGATGTAAACGTTAGCGATGTAAGATAGTTTACGCTTTTGTTTACGAACAATGTCCTTGTTCGCTTCAATGCCAGAGTTCCACAATTTGTTGTTGTGTTCGCAAACTGGACATTGTTGGTTTTTGGTTGTCAAACATTTGTCAATTAACCAACCACCAGGACCTTGGAAGCCATGTTCGAAAATCTTAGCCCAAGGAAGACCGTCATCACCATCTACTGCTGCTGCGGGTAGAAAGCGAATAGTAGCCATGCCGTTACCGGCTTTGTCCACTTCTGGTCGCCAAAAATTTTCTTTATCGGATTTGCCTTCTGTTGATGCGTTGAGCTCTGCTACTTTAGATTTCAACTTGTCCAGATTGCCTGAACTTTTCTTTAGGCTTGAAAAATCAATACTCATAATTACCTTCTTTCTTAAAACGGAATATTAACGGAATATAAACGGATTGTCCACATGATACATTATATAATATTATTTAGGCACCTTCAAGCAGGAACTTCAATTGTGCCAAGGTATCTGGAATATTTCTGTGCAAGATTGCCAGACCACCTGCTTCACGCCAATCATTAATGATGCTTTCGGTATCGTCAATGATTATTGTGTCACTTCTAGCATATTTTTTCTTATGCTGTTTACCTGGAACGAAATTGCGTTGGAAATCAATATCGTGTTTTTCCAACCATTCGATTTTTTGTTTGGAGATTGCATCATACCTTTTCTGACTGGCAGTAGAGGAAAGAATCTGTGTTGGTGGCACTGCGTTACGTAATGCCATAATCAACTGCATAGCATCAGGCATCATTTCTAGTGTTGCAAAGTTTCCATCAGCAATAAATTTATCAAAGTATGTATCAAACTCTTTATTGTTTCTTGCTTCGGCAGGATAGATGTTGAAAAGTTCTTTGTAACGTTTTTCAAAATTGGCAATCACACCATCCATGTCCAGATAGATACAACTGATTCTACGCATAGTCTCTCAAACTTTCTTTTAAAATGTTTTTGAATTTTTGTTTATCATAATGTATAAACGGTGTGTATTTTTCAATCTTTCTTTTGTATGTTGGCCAAACAACATCGTCTGTTATTTTTTTAGACCACATCGGTAAGAAATTCATAATATCATTCAATATACAAACCGTTTCAATACTTACATTACCATAAGTCATTTCTTTCAACAATAATGGATATTGTCCATCTTCAACCATCAACATTTCATTTGGTGATTGTGTTGCGTTAAGTAGTCCTATTATATCTTGTTCAAAACGGTAAGTCAAGCTCTGGTTTCTTTTTTGCCATTTCTTGTAATTTTCTTCACCGTCATTACCAGATATATCACCTACCCAATTCACATTAGTTTCCAAAAAGTTGGCAATATAAAAAAACTTCAAATCATCTATGCTATACTTACGTGATAGTTTGTAAAAGGAATACTTTGCTTTATTGTTTGCAAAGTTGTCCTTTGATACGTTGGTCTTTCCGTTATAACGAAAAAAATCGTAAGAATCAGAAGTAAAATGAAGTTTAATGCTTTGATAGAGGGCATATGCTTCAAATCCTGTTGTTTCGGTCATAAAGGCAATTTAGAACTTTTCTTCAATAAATTCAAATCTTGTGCTTCTTCTCTAATCTTTGCCTTTAAGGCACTGGATATTAAAGAAGAAGCAACATCAATTTCCATACCAGTTTGTTCACAATGATAAATGATTGCTTCCATATGAGAGCATTCTAGTTCTGCACTCTTTTTACCAATCATTTCACTAAATTCATTAATCTCTGTCTTTGTCGGCACGTTCAAGCTTTCGTATAAAAAATATGGTTTCCAATTGTTCTCACAGGTCGAATGTTTGACCAACCCGGATGAACGTATGTCGCATGGTAAAACATTGCACGTGCCTTGGCAAGCTCTCTGTGTAATACCGATTCTCTGATTGCTCTCTTGGCAATATACAAACATTCTTCCCAAGCATATTGGTTTCTTACTGGACCAACCTTTTCGCAAGTCCATGAAAACTGGCATGTTTGACCTGTCTTTTGGTAAACAACGCCACAAAAATCTTTTGGAAAAGGACCACCATTGTTTGCACGATTGATTGTAACTTGTGCTACGGCCAATTTTCCTTCATGTGGTTCCATTGCAGCCTCATAGTAAATGTTTTTGGCCATGCAAAGAATTTGTTGATTTATATCAGCACTAACTTGTTGTTGTAAATCTGGTTGTGCTTGATATGCCTTTAGAGGCAAAAATAAAATAGATAAAGCTAAAATTAAAGTTGATAAAAACTTCATTAGTTCTCCTTGTGTGTGTAAAGGGGCCGAAGCCCCTAACCCTCAGGTAGATTTCTTTGTAGACAGAACTTTTGTGGTTGGTTCTGGTGATTGAATATTAGAAACGAAGCCGTTTAGTGTTTGGGCTTTGTTGATAATATCTTGTTCTGAGGGGATTGCTGGCAAAGCCGGATGTTCAGGTGGTGTTTCACCTTTGGCTTTTGCAGTATCGCATTTGATGTTCCAGTCTTGTGAAAGACGGTCTCTTTCTGCGTTGTATGAATCATATAACATGTCTCTCGCCATTTTTAATAGTTCAAGACGGATCTCAAAAGGTGTCATGTTTGACATAGTTTTCTCCTAATTGTGTTGTGTAATGTGTGATAGTGGATTTTTTAAATGGGTCCCACCGAACCCATATAATTATTTATGAAACTCCACACCGTCATATTCTGGAATACCCAGAATTGACCTTGATACATCAAGAATGTATATCAATCTTCGTTGTTTCGATTTGTTGTATGCACTATGCATTTGTCCATTGTCAAAACCAAATAGGTCTGACCAGTCTACTTTTGTGGTAATAACCTCAAAGCACACATCACCTTCAGGAACAATTAAAGGTATGTGTATACGAATTGTTTTGTGTGATGAGTTTTCAATATCAGCGTGAGGTTCAATCACACCACCAGCATCCAAAATGCTGTAACCACTACAACCATATTTTGGTGTGAAATATTTTTTTGTTAATGCTGATGCTGTAGGGAAAAGGCTTTGTATTTTTTCTTCTAAGAAGAAGTTATATTCAACATTTTGTTCGGGATAACAATAACGTAATCCTTCAACTTTCCACATTTGTTTTTCGGATTCATTTAATGTTGTGTATGGATTAGCAGCCGCATAAGAAACACCACCTTTGAATGTGGTAAAAAAATCTGTATGATGT